CTTCGCCATCGCCGCTTCCTGTTTTATCTCGGCGGTGTACTCGCCGACAAGGAGCCCTTCGGTCTTGTCGCCGGTCTTCCCGAGGTAGGTGTGCGTGAACTCGCGGAGCGGTTTCACTTCGACCCGGTTCAGGTCGACGATCAGGATCTCGCTGTTGATGCAGGCCGGATGCGCGATGACCTCCATGAGGCCGTGATCGGTCTGCACGGAGTCGATCGTGTTACCGACGATACGGTCGCCGCGCGGGATGTTCATCCCGGTGAGGTTGATGTTCGACATGAAGCGCTTCTGCGTACCGGAGCAGAGAATGACATGCTGGGCGCCTGCGGTGAATCCGCCCGCGTTCCATATCTTCTCGACGGCCGCATTGATGATGTCGATCGTGACCTCGGCGGAGTTGGCATCTTCGATGTTCGACGCGATCGCCGAGCGTAGGCCGCCCATGTAGCGGTCATCGCCCGACTGGTACTTGACGCCCTTGACCAGCGCGTTCTCGAGGTTCGCCGCCATGCCCATCTGCAGCTTGATCCGCTCATAGTCGTAGAGCTGATCGATGCCGAGGTTGCGGACGGCCAGCGCGGTGTCGCTGATGCTGATCGTGTCGTCGAAGATCTGGCAGTAGTTGAAGTTGTTCACGCGGGCTCTCTGCCGGGCTGCGCGCGCCGTGGCGCCTTCGGTGGAGTTGTTCGCCATGACCTCGACCTCGGCGGAGCTCGAGTGGGTGCCGATGCTCGTACCGTTGACATTACGGGTCACGGTCAGCGCGAGACTGTTGATCTGCGTGATCCGCATGAACTCGTCGTCGATGCGGATGATCTGGTTGACGCGGAACGGGGTCGCCGACGCGACATTGGCGACGGTATCGCTGGTATTGTTCATACCGGCGGTGAGCGTGCTCTTCGTCGGGAACAGAGAGTCTTCGGTCCATTCGTGCTTCGTATTGAGCACGCGGTCGGTGATCGAGCCGAGGCCGAGACGGGAAATGAGCGGTATCTGCCGCTGATCCATCAGAAGCAGTTCGTCGCTGATCGACTGTGCGATTCCTATCATCGCGGCGGTAAGCATGGTGGTCATGGGATCCTCCTCAAAAAAAGTTATTTGGCGATCTGTTGTGCAGCGAGCTTTCTCTTTGCCTCAGAATACGCCTGAATGTTCTTGACAGTGCCATCTTTCTTGGCGATCTCTGCAAGCCGCGCGACATCGGCCTCGGTCACTTTGTCCGGACCGTCATCGGGCTTGCGGGCCGGCGGTTCCCCGCCATTGTCCTTGAAGTGCTTTTTGATACCTTCGGCGATCGCAGCCTTCCAGCGTTCGCCTGCCTTCTTCAGATTTGCCTTCGTCGACGCTTCATCATCCCCGATGAAATGCTCGATGAGGTCGGGGGGCATTTCGTTCTGGATCGCGAAGTCCTTCGCCAGAATGCGGAGATCCTTGCGCAGGCTTTCCTTCTTGTCCTTCTCCTGCTGCGCCTTCAGCTCGTCGATCTGCTTCTGTTCATCGCTCTTCTTGAGGCCGTGCTTTTTCATAATCTCTTCCTCGACGGCAGCGCGGATCTCAGGCGTGCGGTTGGCCTCCCAGTTCTTCTTCCCCGTGGTGATAGCATCGTTCACCCGTTGATCGAACATCGTTTGCGAGAGTTTTTTGCCTTCCTCGTCTTCGCTGAGGAACTTCTTGATTTCCTCCGGCTTCAACTCTTTCTTGGGGGCAAGCCCCTCGATAAGGACTTTGACCTCTTCCTTGTCGGCGTTCGCCTTCAAGAAAGAACTGACCAGTTCAACGGTTACCACGGGGTTTTTGTCATCGGGCATGGCGATCTCCTTCTTATTGGCGAGGCCCCGTACCGTTCGAGCCGGTCGGTTCCTCTACGGGATGAGAGGCCAGCCGGTCCACCAATGGCCCAGTCGTACCCTCGCCCTTATTGTAAGGCTTCTCGTTTCTTTTTTCAATATAAATGTTCACTGTTCGTTTTCTCGAACATATTCAAGCCATTCAGGATATGTCATGCTCTCTTTTGAGCCGCCGCGTGTCCAGCGTTTCAAATCCTCGACTTCGATATCAGGTACGGTTGTGCATGTGCAGTTCGGGTGCAACGGCTCCATATTGACGCCGGGCACTCCGTCACTGACCGGGATTGGTTTCGCCGCGGTTTCCGCCTCAAGAGCGAGACATTCCGGGCACGAGTCCCCGGCGGCAACAAACCGATATTTCTCTACCTTCAGCTCGTCATAAATCTCCAATTCAATGCGTGACGAGACGGCCGCGGTCTCAGTACGGATGAGCCGCAGTGAGTTCTTATACCCGGCGCCGGTCACCTTGTTTAGGTCGCGGGCAACCTCTTGAAGTGGTCGGCCCTGCGCTGCGGCGCGCAGAACGCTACGGCGCACGGCATCGACGATCTGCTCCTTCTGCTTCCATACCAAGCCGCTGAAGTTGTCGCCGCTCCACGGTGTCTCGATTGACGCTTTGATCGCTCTGTCATTCACCCGGGCGAAGTTGCCGGTATATCGGCCGGACGCATTCTGTAACTCATAGATATTGCGGTTGTATCCGTTTCGGTGCATGGTCGACAGGTGCTTTTCCATACGGTCATTCACATCGGCCGTCATACTTGTGAGGCGGGCGTCGATGTCGGCTTTCAGCGACTCGATCCGCGTAATGCGGGACCGCGTGGCCATCTTCGAGTATTCTGCTAGCGCCCTTGTATCGCCGGTCGATTTCCATATCTCTTTGTATCTTTCAATTCTTCTCTGAAAGTCACGAAGCTCGACGCGATTCAAGATCGCCTGAGCATCGGCGAGGCTGATCTTGTTGTCGACCGCGAACTTCCCGTAGATCGCCGCGATATCGCGCTCCATGTCTGCGCGTGCCGCACGATAGAACTTGGCGAGATCAGAGTCGGCGCCGCTAGCGTGCTTCCAGAAGTCGCGACGAGCGACGAGAAGACGATCCTGCCAGTATGCCACCCTATCCCCTCTGTTGCCGGCGGGCGATCCGCGCCGCCTTGTTCCGGACGCGGTTTTTATCCCGCTTCGCTGGGTCATTCTTTCTCACGGTCGGCCGGCGCACCGGTCCGCTGTAGAATGCTCCTTCAGGCATTATGCTCCCCTGTCGCCATGATCATCGTCGCCATGATCATCGTCGCCGTTATTATCAAGGCCGGATATCCCGAGTCGTTCCAGCTCCTCCTTCTGCCCCATAATAACAGCGGCTTTCGGATCCTTGATGAAGCTCATCTGCGCGAAGGCGAGTTCCTTGGGTACTCCTGAGTCTATCAGCATTTTCAGGTTCGGCGCTTCATCGGAAAGGTTGCTCGGGAGGTTGCGGATGAACTTGAAGGTCATACGCATATAGTCATAGTCGCTGAGCTGCTTCTTTTTCCATGCGGTACCGAGGACGCGGAACATTGCCCGGAGCGTTCCGACCATCTTCCGCTCGAAGGTGGCTGACTTCGATTCAAGGGCGAACAGACGCATGTGGATCACCATCTTCGTCATATTGCCATAAAGATTCTGATCGGTGAAGTCGACGCTCTTGGCGAAGCGGCAGATATTCTTCTTCAGATCTTCCTTGAGATCCTGTGTCGCCTCTATGGAGACATCCTTCGTGAGCCACGATACTCTCCCGCCGACGGGAACCTGTATCGCACCGGTCGTCTTGAGCTTGGCGATCAGTGCTGTATCCACGGTCGCCCCCTCGACGATCATGTAGGCGGTACGGAACGCGGCGTGTTCACTAGCCTGATCGGATATCGCCTCATTGTAGGCGTCGATCAGATCCAGAACCTTTTCGCAGTCACCCTGCAACTCTTCGTTGTTTTTGAAGAGGAGAACCGGCACCTGTTCGAACATGTGTTCTTTCGGATTGACATCGTAGGCAGTATTTTTGTTATAGGTTCCATTCTTCGACTTCTTCAGATACCAAACCTTCTGCTTGCTGTAGAACTCGACGATCTGCACCTTGGATGAAGCGCCTTTCTCATCATACTCGGTCTCGGTATAGTAGCGGATCGCGGCGATCGTATCGGTCTTTGAAGGATTCTGAATAATGGCGAACTCCCACGGATTTAGATTGATCGCGCTCTCCTCGCCGTCGGTATCGATGTAGAGGAGGCGGCCACTGATCCCGCACATCGCGCACATCTTGACGGTCTCCGCGTCGAGGTCTTCGACCATCGACCGCTTCATGAAGTCGGCGATAAACTCTTCCTCCTTCGTCAGTTCACGGATACCGTGTTCATCGATCTGAGGTTCTTCGTCTTTGTTCGTCTGATATCCATACTGGATCGGGACGCCAGCGATATAGCCCGCTTTCACATCGATGACCTCACCGAAGAAATCGTTGGGGATCTTCATGTCGGGTCGTTCCGCCTTGTCGAGGTATGATGGCTGGCGCCGCGTGTAGATCGGGACGCCCTCCTGTGATCCGAGGTAGCGCTGATATCGCTTCCCCATGAGGATATCTCGTTCGTTCTTCGCCTTAATCAGGCCGGTGATATAGGCTGAAAACTCCTTGTTTCCCGGTACCGCTTCCGTGTAGATCGCCATGATTGCCCCCGATAAGGTTCGAGGACAGTGTAGTGAAATCGTTTCCGTTTGTCAAATTGAAGGAAAAAAAGCTGAGGCCGCCACGAATGACGGCCCCGAGTACCTTGTCCGCAACATGGCGGATAGGCTGAAATGGTCGCAGGAGCCGGACTTGAACCAGCGACAAGGCGGTTATGAGCCGCCCGCTCTGCCATCTGAGCTATCCTGCAATATGGTGGAGGTGCCGAGAATCGAACTCGGGTCCGAACTTTATCCAATCGAAAGCGTTACAGCCATGAAACTTGAACTTTCATGCCGATCACCGTCAAGAGTCAACCGGCGCCGGCGCATCGTAGACCGTCTCCACCACCTGCATTATCCCGATGCAGGAAACGGTTGTCTCTACCCGACGGCGGGAACGGTACGGATACCGAAGACCTCGCCGAAGAAGTTGTCGACCTTACCGAAAAGCGATTCCATAAAGTTTTTCGCATTTCTTTTTTCGCGGGTTGTTACGGAGCCACCCGCATCTCCGAGCTGCACTCTCTTTTTTCATTAGCCCGTCGAAACCTATCACCCCCATTTCTCAACTGAGAAAGACCTTGGCCAGCGCCTTCGATATTATGAACGCCGTTAACCATGTCAAGAAAAAAGCCCGCCTTGTGAGCGGGCCGAAGAGACTTTTCGAAGTTCTATGTGGGCTTACCGGAGCCAAACACCGGCGCACCACTGGCCCCGCATCGCGGAGCCTACGAACGGAAAGGGGCCGTCATTCCTATGCCAAAGTCGATCTGAGCCTTGACCTGTTCATACCACTCCGGGGTAATCTTGGCTCTGTTTGCGCCGAGCCACAGGTAGAGTTTCCGTGCAGTAATAGCATCGTCACCGGAACACCGTCCCGTGCATTGTCGCACAATGGCGTCGGCAACGCTTTTCGTACAGTTCCATAGTGCAACGCCGATCTTCTGGCGGGCGTTCTCAGGTGCAGTGTCATAGGCCGCCTGATAATGCGGCAGGGCATTGACACGGTCATCGAGGAACTGCAGGTTGTTCGCCAGCCGTAACTCGAGGGCATACACGGCGCCGGATCCGGCCGAGCGCGCGTCATTGATAGCCGCCTCGATCTGCGTATTAAGGGCGTTGATGGCGTTGATATCATTCGCCTTGATCGCGGCGAGCGAGTCCGCCTTTAACTCCTCGTAGCCGCACCACGCAGGACTGCACTGCTTGCCCTCCCCGGCCAACGCCGAAAAGGTCAGACAGATCAGGACCAGAAACAGGAGCTTTTTCATCGGTTCCCTCCATCGGTTGATGACCTCCCCCATGCGGGGGCAAACACTTCCATGATATCAAAGCCGTTCCGTTTGTCAAAAAACTACAAAAGCTCGATCCCGTCATTTCCGACATGCAGGAATAACGGGTTGTTACCGCGGCCATAGGGGAGAGAGTCGCTCCTTCTGTTTCCTCGGTCTCCCCCCCTTCTTCCCATTCTCCCTTGCCGCCTCCGCCTTCGCCGGGCTCGTGATCCGGCCAAGCTCCGCCATCGCCATGCGACGATCGGCCTTCCGTTCGGCCTCCGGCATTGCCCGGAATAGTTCCTGAGCAAGCGCGGCAAGGTTGGCGACGGTGAGGAGCGGGCGATTGTACTTCTTTTCGAGCCGCTTGCGGAGCCCCGTGTGCTTCTTCTGCATTGCAAGGTAGCAGTCGATGTAATCCTGTCGATTGAATTTTAGCGGATCCCGGCTATGCTCATGCGGGAACGGATAACTTTGCGGCATCCCGCAGGAACACATTTCAACCTTTTTTTGCTTCATCTGCTCCTCCTATCTCTTGCTTTTTGTCGGCGCGCGCCAAGATCGCCTTCATGATATCCTTAATCGTTGTCCATGGGACGGTAATGTCTCGCAACACTTCCTCCCCGCTTTCGCGCATTTCGGTAACGGTGAATTTGAACTCAGCGATGTAGGCGCCCTTCGTTTCGGCGCTCGGTGTTAAAGCCTCCCGCAATGCAAGAACATCGGCGGCGAGATCAGGTGCTATTTATTGAAGCTCTACCCATGATTGAGGATAGACCACGCCGGTCTGTTTATACTTGTTTTCCAGCGCCGCGCCGTCAAGAAGTTTCTTCAGTTTTTCTGTTGAGTGCCTCATGTCGTTTTTCCCGTCATTATGATATGGCACCATTTCCGCCCGTATCTCTTAATCGGCGTCCTGTCATCGCAATTGTATTCGATGAACGGCCATTTTGCTATCTTCTCTTCGATCGCGGGATTTCGATACCCCTGCAAATCTACGCCAAACTCAGAAACGGTCACTGAATAGAAGTTCTCCGCCCCGAGGATCCTCATCAGGCGCATAAGCCTTTTTGCGTTCTCTTTCATCATGCTCAGTCCTCCCTATTCGTAGTATGTTCCACCGAGGGCGCCGCGAACCCGCGTGAGCCCCATGCCGGTAAGAGTCTCGTGCTTCATCCGGGCGCTACGGTTCCGCCGGACGGTCCGGGCCCGCTTTATACATTCGGGGCATCCGAACGCAGTATGACGAAAAACGGCCGCTTCCCAAGCGTCCCGATCGCCGCCCTGTGTCGGGCGCCGGATCCCCTCGGTCTCTTCGATGTGCCTGATCCACACTTCTTTCATCATGAAAGCCTCCATCCTCTTCCAGTTGTCAAACGGTCTATCGCTTCATCTCTCGTGATCATCCCTTCTCGGTACGCGGCCCAAACCTGAAAGGCCCCGGCGGATATTCCGAACATGAAGAACGGGGCATCCTCGCGATCCAGAGCGGCCCGAGCTTCCTCCGGTTTCACCGTGTACCTCACCGTCATCACATCGTCTCCCTCGGTTGTTGTGCTCCGCTCGGAACCATCCCGCGCCTATGTTCTTACCTTATCCCATCCGTTCGGTTTTGTCAAATCTTTTTTGAAAGTTTTTTTGAAAGAATTGTATGGTGCCGAAATCGTTGATAGATTTTTTTCTTTTACTGCTAGAAATACTGGCCGGAAGTGAGCTGTTGCAGCTTGCCCTTCGCGATGGTATAGACTAGGTAGCGCATGGCATCCATCGCGTGATCGCTTTCTTTGAGCGGTAGGTCTACGCCACGGCGCTGGCTCCGCGTGTCCCACGCATAGGTCATGATCTCCATGAGCATACTCGCGCAGTCCTCGTGAACGAGCATACGGCCGGTTGACAACTGGGACGATACGCACCGGATCCCGTCGAGCACGGCGTTTTCGCCATCCACGACGCGGAAGCCCCGGCCCTTCAGTTCGACGCTGAAGCTATTGGCGCTCGGGTCGATGATAACCTGAACCGTGCTACGATCGAGGCCGGTCTTCAGGTAGAAGTCCTCCATGTCATCGGCATACTGGGAATCAGACTTTTGGCGGTCCTGCGCCCGCGAGTCGTAGTAGTATTCGTTAAGGAAGACGATATGCGGCTCCGGATCACCCGGCTCCGTGTAGACGCCACCGTGTAGGAACACACACGGGTTGCTGGTTCCATAGTCAACGGCTACATACTGCTCGGTAAGGGGGAAATCCCTGCGCTTCGTGACATTCTTTTCCGTATCGAACATATCGTAGACAACACCGCTGGCCGCAACCCAAAGGCCCTCCACGAACCGTTTGTAGAAAACGCCCGAGTACATGGTCTCGTACCGCTTCCGTATGATATCGGATAGCGTGAGGTTGTCTTTCATCGTGAAGTGGAGGATCAAGAGCCCTTTCCGCTTCGCCTGCTTTACGAACTTAACAAAGAACCAATGGTAGGGACTCTCGGGATTGCAGTTGAACCACAGGGTTGACCCGGTTACCGAACAGCGCGCGATCGCCTGCTCAACAAAGCTCTCGGGCATGAGCGTAACCTCATCGAAGAGCATTCCGGCGAGTGTGCGGCCTTGAATGAAGTCCTGACTACCCTCATCCTGACCGCCGAACAGCTCGATAGCGATACTCTTCTTGCCGCGATAAATGTAAAGGGTGTTCTCGGATCGCGAATCGCGAATGCTGAAGATCGCTTTGCCGTTCGCGTGCCGGCGCGACTTGAGGATGTTCTTCAGCGGGCCGATCACATTCTTGCGGAGCGTGCCGATAGTCTTCCCGGCGGCCCCGAACAGTTCCCCGGATCCAAATGTGTCAAGCGCCCAAAGCACGAAGCCGAAAGCTATCGAAACTGTCTTACCGGATCGTACTGAGCCTTCGGCGATAACCCCGCAGAGGTCCTTGTTCTCCGGCATATTCCACCAGAACATCGCTTCGAGCTGCTTCGGGGATATCGGTCCCCATTGAAACGGCGGTTTAAGTTTTCTCATTCGGTGCCGGCGCCGTGATGGCGAGTCGCTTTTTTGAACCGGATAGGGCCGCTACCGCCGCGGCAAGCTGCCGTTCAAATTCGTCACTCTCGTACTCCTCCGGATCCGCCTGCTCCTGCCGTAGGCGGTTTATAACAAGGCGATCCTTATCGTGAGCGTCAGCGGCACGATCAATGGCGATCTCGAGTTCACAGAACTTGACCTTGTTGTCGATCGCAAACTTGAGTAGGAATAGGAGCTCTTTCGGGTCTAGCTTCCTGTCGACCACCATCGTCTTGAGCTGATCGAATACTTTCGAGAACATCCAGTCGATAGCCTTGGTCATCCTTGCGTATGTGTCCCGTGACATCTCGACGATCGCCGGCGGTACCGCCGGGGTCTCCGGACTTACCGCTTGCTCGGTAGGCGTGGTAAAGGTCTCTCTGATCCAGTTCTCCTTGCGGATCCACACCCGTATCGCCTCCCCCGTTACTGCAACCGCGTACTTTTCTCGTACTTTTTCTGCAATTTTGTTCGGTGAAAGACGCTTTCCGCCTATGCCGACCGGCATGTATAGGCTTTTTGCAAACATCCTAATTTCATTGTATTTCCGGTGGGTCTTAGTAAGGTGAACAGCCACAAAAACACCGAAAAAGTTTGGAACAAAATACAAGGGTCAGTATAGCGTGAGACAGATATTTATGCAATAAACTTTGAAAGAGTCCGAAAAGCCGTCTGTTTCCATGATGTTACACGGCGGGGCTAGTTCCAGTTCCGGGGTAGTTCGGATCTTTCTCCCTCTGTGCCGCCTCGTACTTTTTCCGCTCGATGATTTGGTTCTTTGATATCCAAGCCTTGCGGTACTCCGTCCCTTGGAATAGCTTGGCAAAGCCTGTCATGTGCTTGAGGCGCAAAAGCTCCTCCGCCTCCATGCCGAGCTCGTTGCAGATATCGGCATCCGCCCACCCGTTTTCGAGCATCTTGAAGACAATGGAGCTCATCCCGGCTATGGAGTGCTTCCCCCGTGCCCG